TATGATACGTCTATACGAGGTAGTTGCTGGAGATATTCATGTCTTAGAGAACTCTATGAATAGCGTAGAGACAATTTCCGACGCTAAGGTATTATCAATAGTACTAAAACATATGAGAAATACTAAGCAATATCTCTATGATATCATAACTAATGAATTAACGTCTTCATCATATGAAGATCTCTTACAGAAGTATATAGCTTTAAAAAACATATATGAGATATGTTTAGAAATACTTACGAAACATTTCAATAAATCTGAAGAAACTAAAAACCATAAATAATGAAAAAGAGATTGGGTTAATTTTAAGACATTAACAATAGTTTAAAAATTATAATAAAGAATTTAATTCAATCTCGAATATCTAAGGAGGTTATTAAATTATGGCTATCTATGGAAGTTACCCTAAAGCCAATAATAACGTTATAGGTAATATATCCGCTGCAGATGGTGACGCCGGTTTTAAGAGTGAAGTTAAGGCCGTTTTTGAAAGCTATACTGCCCAGGGTGTCAACCTTATCAATGATCTTCCCAGCGTAATATCTTCCCCGACGTCCAAACAGGATTTCATCAGCGCAGTTACAGAGTCTATGGCGGAGTCTCCGCTCTTTACAAACCCTGTATGCCAGAAGTCCAGCTTCTATGGTAACTATGTTGATCGTGTCGATCAGCTGTTATCAAATACCCTCGACACAATAGCCACCGAGTCCGTCATGACCGGTTATGCTCCTATAGTCGCATACAACCCCTTCTTCCTCAAGAAGCAGTGGATTGACTGCGTATTTAAGGATGTCCTCATGACTGAAATTCCCAAGACTCCGGTTATTGAGATCGGCTTCGAGCGCCGCTATCTTAGGGACATGGAAGGCGCCGAGTATCCTCTGCCCGAATCCCTTTATGATACAGCTCTTGTCGAAAGACTCATGAATGCCGCCACCGGCCTCAACATCAGTGAAACCCCGGTAGCTATAGCACTCTGTAAGAACCTTTCGCTGCTGAGCGATACTTACATTCCCGGTGTTGTATCTGGTGATCGTACTATTGAATTAACCCCGAATATCTCCATCTGCGCCGTTGTATTTACCGACACTACAGGTGACACTCATAAGGTACCGGTAAATATTACCGTTGACGTTTCCACTCATAACTTCGTTAAGGGCGCCGTAAAGTATGACGTCTATGATGAAGAAGGTGAATTTGTTGAAACCCTCAGCGACGAACTGGTTGGTAAAGTCAACTTCAAGGAAGGCAAAGTTACCGTTATGAGCACAACCGGCAACGTTACAGCCGTCTGCTTCCGCGGCAAGACCGCCAACCGCTACAACCAGCGTTCACTCGACGTCATTCGTAGGAATGAAAAGATCGAGAAAGTTATGCCGGAATCCGGCCCCAGGCTCAACTCCGCCATAACAATAGAAGAGGCTGCCGATGCTCTGGCCCTCCAGAATATCGACATAATAGCCGATAATATCAACATCATGGGTTCTACCCTCGCCAACTTTGAAGATGCCGAGATAAAGAACTTCTTGATAAACAGCTTCAATGCTCAGAAGGCTGCAAATGCATCTGGCATTCTCTACAATGAGCTCGGCGATAATAACATGATCGTAGAGTCCGGCTTCAATGCCCTTCCCTATGATGGTTATGCATACACCGTAACTGAGTGGATGAAATCATCTCGTGAGTACTTTGAGCGTACAGTTGGCGCACTGAAGACCAAGCTCAGAAGCACAAACTGCATCATAGTCGCTGTTGCCCATCCCAACATCATTCGTTTCCTGCAGGACGGCATATCCTGGGTATTCTCTGATGACACCCAGATCAGTGGCGTAAAGCTGTCCTACAACTTCGGCATATACACTTCCGCGCAGGATCGCGTCCACGTGCTCACTTCAATGAGACTCACTGAGGAAGATGGCATCCGCTTTGTTGTCATTCCTCTTACCCAGGAGCTCATCACATTTAAGCACTATAAGTACAACATCTGCATTGACCGTAACTACAGGAACCCCGTCTACACCCTGGTGCCCAACATTATGTGCACTCAGAGAACCCTGACCTGGGAAGTATTCCCTGTTGCCGGTCTCATGTCCATCAACGGCCGCGAGATGTTCAGCCCCGAGTCGCTGAGGCGTCCCGAGCCCCCTGTTGACGAAGGGGACGAAGGAACTCCCTGATCCTAGCGTAAGCTAAAAAAATAAAGAGTGATAGATTTAAATCTATCACTCTTTTTCTTTATATTTTATATTGCCACCATATTACTTATCAGTTCCGAATTACTGTTTACCTGATAAGAACTTAATCCTATACATTTCATAACTGGTAAGAATAAATTCAGAGTATTATTAATAATAGACGTTGTATCTATCAAATCCTTAACATATGCTGGTAATTCATAATCTAAGTTCTTAGGTATAGCTATAGATGTTAAGGTTGCATGACGTATCAGTACATTATCATTTAGATAAATAGCTTTCTGTAATCTACTGAAAGCTTCCGGGTGCTTCTCAGCAAACCAATTTATATTTTTATATTCAAGTGGCGACTTAGTTATTGATCTATTTATAGGCGCACCATCCTTAGGTTTAGGTGGTTTAGGATAAGTTAACTCTTTTATAGGTGCTATATTAACATCTGTAGGGAACTCTAATAGGTGCTCAGGACATAGTGTATTCCACAATGTAATAGCTATTACACCCTGTGTACTATAAGGGTTCTTATAATGCATTGGATGTTTGACGTTCGCTTGTTTAAAGAACTCCATGTTTCCCTTATCTATAGTATTTTCCATTAGAGTTTTTAAGGCCATAATCTTATTGAATACCTTAATGGGGTCTATCTTCTCAGGATATAAAATGTCCTCGAGACATATTTTAGTATAATAATCTTTTACGAATGGTTTAGTAGTAGCCTTAATGAAGTCAAATCCTTTAATTTCGGCTAAGCCTTTACCACCACCTAATAATTTTCCTTCTTGTAGCAGACCCAGTGCAATATATCTCTTCTTTATATTCGGAAATACGATACGTGGGAAGAAGAACTCATTTTTCATTGCAAGTGCTTTTGCCTGCTCTTTAGGAATATTTGCAGAATAGCATAATGTCTTCATAGCATGGTCTATTATATTATTCAATATTGTAAGTGTTATATTTGCAGAAGTAAATCTTAAATCAGATGGTGACTGACCAGACTCCTCTACAGTATCAAATACTTTGTCTCTAATAAATCGAATTACCTTATCCAGTGAAATGAACACTGAGTCGGTATCGGTATATAAGCTACTATATTTATCATAATACATAGCTTTTCTTACCCTATCATATATAGGATGATCATAAAGTACAAAGAACTCAAATAGTTCTATCACATCCTGTATGAGCTCCCTACATCCATCATCCTTATAACTCTCAGGAGTGCAGAAAGCTAGTAATCCGTTGTCCTGTATCAGTTTCTTTAATTTAGTCTTAATGACTGGGAGATTCATGAACTCCATACTATTATTCTTATAATACATATATATGAGTTCATCTGTACTCATGCCCTTAAATATTCTAAATATACTATTTCTAAATGCACTACTCATTGTGAATGTGCATTTCGATATATATCTCTTCGTAACTAATTCAGGTAATTCGTCGAATGATATGTTTGGTCTAAACATCTCTCTTGCTGTGTCAGAGAGTCGACCAACTTTATTCATGAACTCTTCATGATTAGTTCTTATTACATGATATATCTCTGTAGGATTCTCAAGCCACATAGCATCTGCTAAGAAATTCTCTATAGCATTTATAGCGGAGGTTATAATCTGTCTTCCCTGATTTGTTATGGCTTCTGCTATAAAGATATTGTACAGAATGAATCCGGGGTATCCCATGCAACCGTATAATGAGTTTATTATCAGTTTGAACGCTAGCTGTTCACGGTCTGCTCCATCCCATTCTGATGTTCCTTTATCAAATAAATCTCTTTTCTTCTTTGCAGATTTTCGTCCTGCCATAACATATTGAATGAACTCAATCAATATATTTCTCTTTAAATGATGTGGTAAGAATAAACATC